TAGCTCAAAAGGCTCGAGGCTGGGCATGGCACGCCAGTCGCTGTTTGGGTTGCCTGCTGTGGGTGTCTGCGTTATGCCACCCCTCGCGTCAACCTGCGACTGGGTTAGGCTGCGCACGCTGCTGCGGCAGTTGTAATGATTAGGAGGAAATCGACTAAACCACCACGGGCTGTCGGCTGGCAGTATCGTACCGCTAAACTCTTGGCAGATGCTAGACGTACGCCCGTCAATAAGCGCGTCATACATCCAATACGGACGTGCTCGTAAGATGGCAGCGTCGTTAAGTTGCTCGAGCCTACCTGCCCCGTATGCCGTTTGTAAGTTTGTCCGGAATATCGTCTCAAGGCGCCATAACGGGTTTGGCACGCGCTTATCGTCTACCCAGCGCGTTAGCAAGTCGGCTGCTACGTCATCTTGGAACTGCTCGAAAGTTGTGCCGTCCGTTAAGGCACGCTCGAGCGAGTCGTAAACGTCTTGAATAACGTCAGCCTCGGCGATGTGGCTAACCCAAAATGCCCTTTGCCTAGCCTCGAGCGTAAGTTGATCGGCAGCCTCACGGGACATAGCAACCCGCCCACGGAAAAATGAGAATGCCTGCTCAAAATCAACGGGGTCAAAGCTAGCTGCCCACATTATTAACCTCGGGCGCGTCGTCGCGTACTGCTAGCTGCCCAGCCATCGCACTAAGGATGAGGGCGCGCTCTATAAGTTGAGCAAACTCGCTAGGCTCGCTGTCTCGGTATAAGTTACGCAGCTTACGGCGCAGATCGTCATAATCTTGTGCGCTGGCGATAGTTGCAAGTACCTGTTGAGTGTAGCCAGCAAACACCGCAGCGCCTTGTTTGGCTGCCACGTCGCCGAGACTGTCTACATATAACTGCCCAGTAACAAACCCTGCCGCGCCGACTGCGTTGTCATTGCTTGCAAGGGTAACGGACTGGGTAACGGGTTGCTCATCTTCGCCGGGTATATCGCCGGGCTCGAGCTCCCCTGCGTCACCATCCTCAGTAACTGGGGGCTGTGGCTCAACGGGTGGAGGTAGCGTCTCGACTCTTGACCAAGGGATGTCAAAACGCTCGAGCATGGCACTCACGTCTACCCCAGCGCCTAACGCCTTGAGTTTACTGAGGGCGTCGGCTTGTGTGAGTAGCGTTTCGGCGTCTGCCATTTGCTCGGTCTCTGGGATTGTGTTGTAAGTTGCCCAAGGTGTGAGTGTGACGTCGCCAAAGTTGAGCCGCGTCCAGTGCTCAAAAACGCCGTCATGTAACAGGGTGGCAATCCCCTCGGCGTCTGCCTGTTTGTAATCCTGTCTTACAAGCTCTTGTGCTTTGGCGGCGGCGAGGCTACCGCCCGTTGTCTCGGTGGCGAGATTTTGCCCCAAGACTGCCACAGCCATGGCGGTGTTTGCCCAGCTAATGAGTTTTTCAAACGCTTCGTATGAGTGCGCACTCGCCTCTAATAGCTCGGCATCCCAGCCCTCGGGTAGTATCACCACGCCGCTATTGCCTAGGTTTGCGAGGTCACCGACAAACTCATCGCGTTGGTCATCTGTCACTTGGGGTGGGGTCTTGCCCTTAATGATACCCGCTAGTTTTTCACTCTGCCTTGCCCAGTCTTGTATGGCGTACGTTTTTGCAAGCCAGGGGATAGCAAGGGCGCGTATAAGGGTGCGCACGCCTGCAAACTGTGGACCGTAGGGACGATAAAGCAGCCACTTGCCGCCGTTGGGTTCGATTTGTGTTTCACCCTCACGCGTCATGACGTGCCATGTACCCCGAAACTCGTCATAGCGGATATGGCTAGGATGCCAAATGTATAGGCTAGGCACAACGCGACTATCGCGACGTGACCAACGTAGCTCAGCCAATGCCACGCCTAAACCACGCCCGTAACTCATGAGGGCGTCCATTTGGGACTCTGGGCATATATCCCAGTAGTCGAGCTCGAGCGTTTCACTTACTTTTTTGGCGATACGTTTAAGGCTGCCTGGCTCAAAATCCAAGGGGCAGCCGAGTAACCCGTTAACACGTGTGCTCATAACAGCGGTAGCACGATCATCGCCCATGATTGCATCCCACAGATAGGCGGCGCGGTCAAAGTTGCCCATCTGCAAATCTCGTAGTGCGTTGCGTACTGCCGAGGGTGTCCATTGGGATAGCACGCGAGTGGGGGGGAGGGTGTAGGTTTTGCGCATTTCAGTTCTTAACATTATTAGAATCTCCCCCTGCCGTTAGCAAATGAGCGGCTGGCTAGTGTTTTGCCGCTCGAGACATAGTCCCCATAAGGCACGATGTTAGTGGCATGTGTGGCGAGTGCGAGCGCCCAAAATCTATCAGCATGTCCGTCTTTATCACGTTCGCCCTCGAAACGCACGTTACCGGCTGCCGTGGTTGTCTTTTTGATCTTGTTTATATCTTTACGGACTTGCTCGCTAGCTGGGTTACGCAGCGCTCTGTCTTCAAAATTACGCTTGAGCCTAACTGCTAAGTCTTGTTTAATGGTGTTTGTGAAGTTTATTGGCTCGACTTTGGCGCCGTGATCGTCGCGTGCATCCTCGGCAAGTTGTTTGCCTAGCCCCGTCTCATCTATGCATGCCCTCGTAGCACGTGACAAAAACACGGCGAGGTGTTTGGCTTGATGCCGAAATTTCATGGCGCTAAGCTCGAGCACAAAGCGTGTCCATAAGACGTCGCCGACTTGTTCGAGCAGCCAAACGACAGTTAAATCACGGCTGCGCCCGATGTCGACACCCACATACAGCGGGTTATCTGTCTCGGGTATGGGGTGGTGAGGATTGTAGTCGTTTATAGGGATGCTGTTTACATCGTCGCCTGATATTGAGACGGGCGAGGGGACACCTTTATCTTCGCAACCATATATAAGCCCATAGCCTATGTAAGCGCTCTTGTCATCTTGAGGGTTGCAATTAAACTCCTGCTCAAATGTTTCATCATCGCCAACAATGTCTCGGGTCTCTTGCAGAAACTCGGCTATCTCTGTATCTGTGGCGACGTCGTCGGGCTTGTTAAGGATACGCCCGACTAGCCCGTCCTTAATAGCATCAAATATAGTTACACGGTGGGCATTCCACCGACCGCCGTCCTGTTTTGCCTCTTCTATGAGGCGATAAAATAGTGTGTTTTTGCCGTTGTGGCTGCTAAATACCCTCATGGGATACCCCCACAGGATGCTTGGGGCAGCCGCCCTCCACAGATCCTCGGCGTGCTCGTGGAAAGCAAACTCGTCAATAACGACTTTGCCACCTTTTGATCGGAAATTTTTCGGATTGCTGCTGAGGGCGGTGATCCTAAAACCGGACGAAAAGTCAATAGTAAGCACTTTCAAATTGGCGTCTTTATCGATAACACTCTCGTTAATGGTTGTGGCAGCTATCTGCAACAAACGCGCCCATTGCTCGCAGTATCCGATATACTCACGAGCTGCCGAGATATCTGCCGAGGTAAACCACACGTCCATACCGCCATGCTCTTTAGCCTTGGCGGCATCACGCACATCCTCATACGCTTGCACGTAAGTCCAGCCAATACGGCGTGATTTTTCCGCCACCTTGAGGCGATTAGTGTCACGTAACCAAGCCTCTTGGTAGTCCAAGAAATACGGGCGCGTCATTCCATACCTAGTATTTCGCGCTGGGCTATTTCGATGGCTTCAGGACTCAGCCCTTTGTTTTTCATACCAACCCCAACGCGCTCGGCTACTATTTCTCGAGCTAACTCGGATTCTGTTTTCTCTATATTTATGCTGTTTTGCCCTGCGAGTAACGCCACCCGTAACAGTTGCGTGATATCTGCGTCTTTAAATGCATCATCACCCAACTTGCTGACCCGACCCAGTATCTTGGCAGTCACGATACTGGCGAACGCGCCGTGTAAACCAAGGCGGCGCCCTGTGGGGTTGTCGAGAACGCGCATTTGCTCTCTAACCTCGGCATAGGTGCGCCATGATGGCAGCGTGTGATTATTATAGTGCCGACCCAGCGCAGATGGCTTAATCGAGCCCATTGGTTTGGCAAACTCTACAATATCCGCGTGTGTCATGCGTTTGTGTGTTTTGGGGTGACGCTCATACCCTAGCAGCATTAAGTCTATTTGTACGGCGTTGGGGTGCCTGCAGACGGTGCATCGTGAGGCGTGAGGTGCGAAGGCGGCATATCCGGATGTGTCCATAGTTGTTCTCGTTGTATCCTCGACGTCGCCCACCTCATCTCTCCCCGTATATCCCCGTAATCCCATAGTTATGGACAAAACTCACAAATAACTGCCACTTACACCCCAAAGGCAGGGCGTAAGTGGCAAAAAAATAGCGTATCGATTGCACGGGATGCTAACTGTCATTGTGTACGTTTGTGCGGGGTTTGTCAAATTGCCACACCTCAGCAAACATAAGGAACGTTCGAGTACTGCCATGCCAGCGACTTATTGCCACGCTCA